TTTCGTCGGCGAGGTCTTCTTGTTGGTAGATTATTCTAAATTTTTCGGGGGAGTTGTATCGGAGATAAGATAAATCTTTCCATGAAAGTCGTTTAGGGTCGAGTAGAGGTCCGTTAGGGTATGCGGGGGCGGTGACTTTTCTTGACGCAGGACCAGTATCCAAATCTGGGTAGTATGCCTGATAAATAATGTGTTTATATTTCGATGACTTGGTGGGTTCTTTATTTGCAATGTGTTCAGGCAAGATAACATCTGACCCATCGTAGTCTTCTTCTTCGACGTCGTACGTTACTTTTGCTAAACAATGGGCGTATAGGTCGCCTGAGCCGAGTCTTTGTCCGATTACTGCGAGTAGACCACCTGGGTCGCATCGTGCTTCAGCCATCGAATCCCATCTTTCTAAAAGTTTGTCGCGGGCAACAGACTCCCGACAGTTCTCGGTGGATGCAACGTCGTCGAACAAGCATAGGTCTGCGCGGTGTCCAATGAATTCGGCGTCGATACCGTATGCGCGGACTGTTGGTTCTTTGTTGTCTAGCCCGTTGCCGTCGTATTGTTCAACAATGAACTCATCTGCACGCCACAAAGCACCTTTGTCTGATGGTTTGAATCTGCCGTAGTCGATGGAGAGGCATCCTTCGGCGTTGACCGCTAACCCTTTCTTAACCAGTTCAGGGTCAGGTTGGATAGGTGCTGGTCTTTCCAAGGTTTCTCTGATGCGTCGCGAGTATTGTTTAGCCATCGCTTGCGAAATTGAGCCAATCATTACTCGGATAGCCCTGTTGCGTACTATTGCCCATACAGCCACATCGTGGAATAGGGTTGATTTGCCTGCACCTGGCGGCACATTTAATACAACGAATTCTTTTTCTTCAGCCTCAAGTAACTCGACAAGGGTGACTGCTGCTTCTACTTGCCACGGCGAAGGGACCCTACCCAAATAATATTTTCTGAAAAAGTCGAAGTCTTCTAATCCGCGTTTAGCCGCATCACACAATCTGTCTAACGGTACGGCTGGTGGTAAATCGGCTGCTTCAGCCAAATCATTATCAGCATACCTTTGCATCCCACCCTGGTCACGTAAATGTTTCCGTGCATGAAACTCCGCGTCCTCACGGCGAGCCTGCACCGCTTTCGAATTCTTCAACCACCGAGACCCAGTGTTCACATGGATACCAGAAATACGTGAAGCATCCAAAATGCTGGAACCTGCTGCTATCGCCTGAAAGAAACGTGCTTTATCTGCGGACGAAACATTACGGCGAGTACCCATCAGGAAAAAAATGTTACCACAAATAGTTGCAAACAAAAAAAATGTGCACTACACTCAACAACACACCCGTCGGGATGACGGCAAACAAACAGTAATCTTCACGGCTGTACACCACTTGCAAGGTGCGGGGCATTAACACCAGGGAACTGGGGTAGACCTTCATGTCATGTGAAGGAGCAGCGAACTAACGTCAACTAGTAGAATCATGGTGTCGGCTAAAAATCTTGGCTTACGGCTACCAACCCTCAAAGGGGTGAAACGTGGGGGGAAGCAAACACCTCTCTCGGCTGCCAACCCAAAAAACACTGCCGCGCCGCAAGCGGCTTGCCCACAACAAAACACAAACCAACCCACAAAAAACCCACACCCCCCGCCACCAAAAATTGACACAACAACCCATCTTTTTTTTGCCGTTTTTTTCTAGAGTGAGACCATATCGAACGCATATATCTATGTATGTGGGTGGGGTCTCGCGGCAAATGCCCCAGTTCGTGCGCTTGCGAAAGTGTGTTTGTGCTTGTGTGCTTGTGTTTTCTTGAACATATGTTCGCCAAACAAGTGTTCTCCTCACCCACAGTAGCCACATCACCACAAAAAAATAAACACTACCGCCATAGTAGTAATTATTTGTAAGGCTCGCCTAACATGTTTTGGGTCATCTTGGTTTGTTGGGGTTTGTTAGGTTTGCCTGACAGTGTGACAAGTGTCATGAAGATATTTTGTGTTTTGACTTGACAAATGGTTTTCTTGTCGCTATAGTTGTAGATGTAAGGTTATATCACTCAAAAGATAGGGGAAATGATGACAGCGACAAAATTACAAAATGGTGCATGGGAAATCAGCGCCATGATTTCCGACCCGATTGCGAAATCTTTTGCATGGTCTCGGGAAATCGGTGAAAGACTTGAAACTAAAGTTTTTTATGGGTATACGAAACGCGAGGCTTTAGCACTTTTCAAGGCTCAAGTGATTGAGCAAGGGTTTAAGATAGCGAAATAGAAGACCGAAACCCCGCGAGGGGTCTCACCGTGACGCGGTGACTGACGAGGTCAGCAATTTACAGATAGGGGAAACGATGACTAGGAAAGATTACAACGAACTAGCGCAGGCTATAAAATCGGCGCTTGAAATTCCATCAGATAGCAAGGATAGAGAAATGTTTAAATGGGCGTTCAAATGTCTTTTAGACAATGGCGGGTTTGAAGATTACATGAGAGAAGACAATTCGCGTTTTGATTCTGAGAGATTCCGCGAGGCTTGCGGATTCTAGGAATATCGCCTAGCCTTTCGGGGGTAGTCGCGTCATAGCGACACTAGGCACTAGCGAGCCAATAGGCTCGTGAGAAACATACAGATAGGGGAAAATATGATAGAAGAGCGAAACTTGCTCAACTTTTCAGCCGATATTCTCGTTACCGCATACGAAGGCGGGCATTGTGGAATGGCTAGTTGGGCGATATCAGAAGACGGGCTTAAATGGGGCTCGGAAAATGGGGACTATGAACTGGGCGATAAAGTTCATTACGCTTCGGCTACGGTCTACCGTTTAGACGAAGACTCAGACGAGGGATACAGTATTTATCCGCTAGAAATTGACGAAAAGATTATTGCCGAGTTTGTAGCAAAAGTTGGCAAAGGAGAATTCAGCCAAGAGTCTATTCCCGAATACGGAAGAATAAATTCCGAAGTTTTAGCAAAACTCGCAGGGGTTTATCTTGGAGTGATTGACCCGAGCGACTGCGATTTAGACGCTCTGGACGCTGACAGTATCGTGCAGATGGTGCTACTTGGTGAGGTAATCTACGGTTAGCAGATATCCCCTAGCGCTTAAGGCGTGCCGATTCAATTCGGACTAGGGACTAGCGACACAATAGTGTCGTGATAACAAAAGAAAAGGGGCAAATAATGGAGCAATACGCAATAGAAACAGAGACACATAGCGAGAGAACTCTCACTCACTTTGTGGTCTACGGTAAGCAATTAGAGGGTAAATGGGGGGCGTGGACTTCGCTATGCGGGCGTATCGTGCGCGGTACAGTCTGGCAAGCGGGCACGGTCGAAGGCGGAAGGTGCAAGCAATGTGCCACCAAACAAATATGGTGGCAGAACTTTGAAGACCAAAGAACACAAAGACAACAAAGGAGCGCGTCATGATAGTAGACGATAATTTTGTGGGAATAGTAATGTTCGCACTAGTCGGGGTTATCTACCTCGCGTATAAAGTCGGCGAGTATGTCGGCGGAATGACACAGCAACAAAAGAAGGGCAAGCAATGACCAGCGCAGAAGAACTAAAGCAGAACATAGGCAAGACTGCAATGCTGACAGTATCGGGTTCGCCGTTAAGGTTTGCGGTCTTAATACTTGACGCACGGTCTAGATATGGGCATCTCGATTACAAGGTGACGCCTGTATCGGGTGACGGTGAGACTTGGCACGCAGATTGCAATGTAACGGTAATTGACAAGACTAACTAAGTGTAGTACAGTAAAACATATCAACATAGAAAAGGGGAATAATGAACACAGAGACATGGACGGTATGGGTTGGCGGTGTAGAAATCAACGACTACCTTGTCACTCTTGACAGAGCCCGAGAGATTGCCGAGTATTGGCTATCTCAGGGATATGACGATACACAAATAAACAATATAGAAAAGGGGAATAATGATAACTAAAAAAACACAGCAAGCAATAGACAAAGAACTAGCAAGAATGGAACTGCGAGAGATATTCGCAAAACAAGACAGACCTACCGTTTACACGGTTCTGCGTCATGTCTCACAGTCGGGAATGTCACGAGACATTTCATTACTAATAGTCGAAGATGGCAGGCTACGCAACATCACTTATCTAGCAGGCAAAGCGTTAGGCGACAAAGTAAAAGACCGAAACGGGCAATGGGTTATCAGAGTGAACGGGTGCGGAATGGATATGGGTTTTCACCTTGTCTACTCTCTCTCGTCAGTCACTTATGCCCACAATAAAGAGCGTGCAGGCTATGTCTTGCACCACGAATGGGCGTAACCATGACTCGCAAACAATACACAAAGACACTAAGCAAACTGTCAGCGATGACAGACAACGAACTATGGCAACACTACGCCAAACTTAATAGGCAATCTATTGCAAAGACATTAGAACATAGGTGCATTACGCTTAGCGAATTAGAAAAGCGTGGTGTTCGCGGGTTGATTATTGACGGGGAGTTGGTGAGATAATGCCACGCACAAAACAACTAAACATTAAAGCGATACTGAAAGCATACGAAGCGGAAGCGAAACGAGCAGAACGCAACGCCAAAGCGTACCGAGGTGACAGCCTTGAAGCGTACTGGCTTGGGCACGCTTGCAAGGTTAGACAATACAAACAACTAGCAGAACGGGAGACAGCGCAATGAGACTATCTACAATGAATGTTCTACGCAAATGTTACGACTGTGCACAATACCGTTACGAGGTTTATTGTGACCCGACAGACGGCACATACTTTTGTGAGCGATGCCATGATGAGCGAGTAAGAGAAGGCGAGGGGGTGAATCATGGAAAGTGAGACAGCGAGGGTGTTTATTTTTATTTCGATATGTTTGCTGTGGGTTGCCCCGTTTGCGGTTAGCAGTTGGAAGCAGGCGCAGAGGGAGCGAAGCAAAGCGAATCACCCGACAGCACGAAGGGGTTAGGCGAACATATGTTTGGCGAACAGGTGTTTGTGTTAGGTCAGCCTAACATTGTGACGCAGGTCACAGTACGAACAGTTGTTTGTGTTAGGCGTACCTTACAGTGTGACCAAGGTCACAGGGGTTGTGACGAAGGTCACATCGTTTGGACTTGACAAGGGCAACTAAGTGTGATACACTTGTGTACACAAGTGGTGCAAGGGGACAGGAGGTGAATATGAAAACACTTATAACAAAAACAAAACAAAAGCATACGACAATAGAACACAACGGGAAACCGTTTGGGTTGTGGGTTCAAGCAACTGCTGAACTCAGCGAAGAGGAAGGTTCGTTTGGGTACTGCGTAAACTACTGGTTTACTTGGGACAAAACAGAACTTAACTATGGGCTGAGTCAAGGTGCAACTCTTAGTCGCAGATACGACACGCAAGACAGCGCAGAAAAGGGACTCAAAAACCATTTCTCGCTGGCGACTCTTAAAGGTCGTGCGGGTTGGGACTTGACAGAAAAATTAGAAGGTAAGTAAGTAGGTCGGGTGACTGGCAGACATCGAGGTTCAAGTCCCCGACACCCACAAGGTCGTAAGACCGACACACAACAACAACGAAAGGGGAAAGCATGAAAGGTATATGCGAAGGTTGCTACGACCACAGCATAATCAAACAGGATAAATGGGGTAATTGGAATTGCGAGTTATGCGACCCAAAACTCTTTGAAGAAGAAGCCAAACTAGTAAATAGAAACGGCAAAGTTTATATGACTGGCTCAGTCATAAACGAAATGTTATAAACAAACAACAACGAAGGGAAACAAATGAAAGCATTAGAGACAGTCAAACTAATCGAGGTCACACTCGTACTAGCCATAGAAACCTACGGCACAGAACAAATGTTCTGTGGCATGGACTACCTCGTGGTGCAAGACGAAGCACAGGTGCTCGGCTGGTCAGAGCGCGAACTAGAAGTTAGACCAAAAGAAGGAGAATGAAATGAGATTACCAACACATCAAATGTCATACGAACGGTGGTGCAGGTTCAACGACCTCGACCCCACCGAACTAGACAGCAACTACACCAAATACCTTGAATGGAAAGAGGAGCAATGCAAGACACACCAACTATCAAAATAGCGGACAGCGAACTCGCGTTACTGCAAGCCTTCACACAAGGCTACATCAACGCACTAGTCGCCAACGACAAAGCATACGAAGGGATGGACGAGTTCTACTGTTTCAATGACAAATGGGATATCAACATTCATTCAGTCGGACACAAACCGAGAACGATATACGCAGTCGCCTATCCGCAGACGATAGACACAGACGGATATCTATCCACCGATACATCTAACTGGGTGGAGATAGGTCAGTATGACATGAACGGCACACCGAAACGAAAGGTAACACAATGAACAAGCAACCAATTGGTTTAATGATTAACGGCGAATCAGTAGTTTGTTTAACCTGCGGTGAACATCACTATGACCACGAACTCGTAGACCGAATACAACCAGTCTATTCAGATGGATACCCCGACGGGTTCACCTGTGTCGATTGTTGCGAAGTTATACAACCACTATCAGAGGAGACAGCACAATGAAAGTAGCAAATGCAATTAAACGACTACAAGCATACGACCCCGACGATGAACTAATCATCGCTTGGTGGGATTTTGAGATGATACCAGAAGAACTCAAAATAACCGAGATTGAATGGTCGAAAGTTTGTGAAACGCTAGACGATTTAACACCAATAGCAAACGAAGAAATCTATGAGACAGCAATCTACAAATTGGCTCAATTACGAGATGGGAACAAACAATGAAACAACAGCCAACAGTCCACCACTACATCTTGACCTACGACGCAGACAACCAACTGTGGTATCACGATGTCGAAACCGAACGAGAGAAGTTCCCCGACGGTGCAACCATGAACCTAGACACAGGCGAAACCTACTGGGGTTACCTCGGTGACGGCGAGTACGCACCGAACGAATCAGAATTGAACGAGCAAATAGTCCGAGCAGTAAACCAACTTAATCAAAATAATCGTGAAGTACCATTCACGGTCGAAGACTTTGAAGACTACAAAACTGCCGAACTAGACGACGAAACTGACCGCACCTACATACCATACCCACCCGTTTGAAACGCTCTAATGCGCTCCTAATGCGTGTTATTTTCACGAAAGACCACAATGACCCACAAACTAATCAAGTTCATAGCGACACGCCCATCAGTAGAAATCTTGCTGGAAATCAAACAGCGACTACTGCCACGCAACACGCAACCGAACTACACACACCCCACCTACCATTACATCGTCGCGAAGATGGCAGGCAATCAGCCTGTCGCCTACTGGAAAGGCTCAGGACACGGAACGAATGCGTGCTGGACTAAACGAAAAGACCTAGCACACCAATACGCAACCGAACATCAAGCACACCGAGACACCGAAGCCTGCGACCTGTCATATAAATACAACTACCAGATACGGTTAGTGAAATAATCTGCTAGCATAAAGTTTGGATTTGCCCTGCTCCGCAGGTATCCCCTTCCCTAGCGTCGTAGCGGGGCAAGTCCATTTAACTTACCGCCCGTACCACCATGACGACGGTACTCTCGCTCTCTCGGGGTTTTACCACCCCACACACCGTACCTTCTTATGTCATTCGTTTCGCATTCCATAGCGTAAGCCAAACATTTCTCAGCGACAGGGCAACGCTCACAAATCTTTACCGCTTCATCATAGATACCAGCAGTAGACACACCGACAGCAGTTTCAGGGAAGAAGATACTTGTTTTCATTCCGCGACACAGCGCATTATCAAACCAATCTAAATGTTTAAGGTCAATCATGTTTAAATCTTTCCAAGTTCGCTGTATGTATTTCAGACTTCAGTTGCTCTATCAACGCATTCAGACGTGCTATCTCGTCTAGCAGACCGTTCACTATTTCTTCATTCTTCTTCTGAGTCATCTAACTTATCTCCACATACGGGCTTAACTGGCAACAATTGTTTAGGCAAACATGAACACAGTCTTGCTTTCATTGTCTCTCCTTAGCATGGTGAACCATTGACAGGCAACCAATGTAGCCTGCTGTGTCTACGATACTGTCGTGATGCCATCCGCCGTCAGCGATTGCTGTCCTAAGACGCGACAGTTTAACTGCGACCATAAACATGACTGCTTGTTCTACTGTGAGCGACACACCTGTCATGCCTTCGAAGATGTCACGAGCCTGCGTGTAATCATCTAGCGGGTGGGCGTACTGTGCTTGTCTTGCGCCTGTGATTAGCGAGTGTGCTTCCAACAGTATTTCTGAGCCGTTGCAGTTTTCAATCATGGTTAGGGTTTCTCCATATCGCTGGCGAGTAGTTCAGTTCTATTGCGTCTTTGTGTGCTGGGCTTTCGTAACAGCGCATGATGTGAAGGCATGGGTCTGAGCCGTCTTCGAATTCTGCGTCTTCTGTTATAGAAGTTGGTAGCCCGTCGTGTGTGTAGCAGACGGGTGGTGAAACCCATCCGCTACGCATACCGATTTCTAACCATTGCTCGAAATCTAATTCGGTTATCTCCATTAGAACGCTTCTTCTTCTTGCAAGAAACCAATCTTACCGAAATCGTTCTGTGCTTTCGCTACAACCTGCACCGTTTTATCTGCCATAACTGGGTTGAAACGGCAAGTCAAACCGATTTCGTCGGCAAGAATTTTGCTGGATGTTTTCTTCTGCCCATCTTTCTCATAGGTTGAGATGTCTAGTTTGCCTGCAACAATTACTCGGCTACCTTTTTCAATGGATGCCGCAGCGTACTCTGCCATCTGTCCGAAGACTGTGACATTGTGCCAGACGGTAACTTTCTTGTCGTCTTTACCGCTTGTTGTAGCAACTGTGAATGTGCCCACAGCCATCCCGCTTTGCGAGAATTTCAGTTCGACAGGTTTACCTGCGTTCCCTACGATTGTTATGTTATTCATTTGGATACCTCTTTCATTGGTTGGATTATTGGTTCTCT